TTTTATTAAAGGTATTGATTTAGCAAAAATTGCTGCAAAAGTAGCAGCAGCAGCTTTTCCACCATTAGCAGCTACCTTACCATCTACATTAGCTACTTTAACTAATGCTAAAACATCAGCTCTTATAGACCCAACTACAGGTAACTCAAGATTACAAAAATTAACCTCAATTATAGGTGGAGCTGCTTTAGTTGCTTCTATTATAGGTGGTTTTATATTAGTAGCAGTAACATTATTAAAATCAATAGATGCATTTTTAGAGAAATGTGATCCTGATAATATGAATTCACTTATTCCTATCTCTAAAGAAATTAAAGATATAGCGGATGCTCAAATACAAGCAGATAATACTCAAAATGAAACAACATATCAAGGTTTTATTATTGAAATAGAAATAGTTCCTTATACACCTACTGTAAATCGTAGACGTGCACTTGGTAAAAACCAATCAGGAATTGTATTAATTCAAACCGAATTATCATTTACAACTGATGATCAAACATTAATCGATGAACTTAAGCTAATAATTGGCAGAGATAATTTAAAAGCTTTTTAATTTCAATATTTATAACAAATGAAACCGAGCGAACTAAAATCATTTATCAAAGAAGCAGTTAGAGAAGCTATCCAAGAGGAACTAAAAGATATCCTTTTGGAAGCAGTCCGTGCTCCTAAATTACCTATTCAGGAAACTTATCAAATATCTCCTGTAGCTATTGATACAACATCACCCCAACTCCCACAAAAATCTCCTACAGAAAAAAGAGCTATGATGGAAAGTATTATGGGAGATATGCGAAGAGGACAAGATACTCTTAATTTTACCACCCAAAATATAGCAGCTAATACTCTACAAGTAGCCCCAGGCATGAACACATCAGGTGAAGGGTCTTCCCTACCAGCAGGTAATGTTGGTTTAGATATGATTATGGGTCTAATGAAAGGGGGCAAATAATGGCAACCCAAATTATTCCTGCACTAAACCCAATAGATAGAAGTAAAAGAAATGCTATAGGATTTACTTTACCTTTTTATAATACACAACCCTTTACTTCAAACTATACAACCCAACAAGCTCTTAAGAATAATATCATCAATTATATGATGACTAATAAAGGAGAACGTTGTTTAAATCCTAATTTTGGAGCTGATTTAAGAAGGCAAGTATTTGAAGCTATGCAACTAGGAGAAACAACAGGTTTAACCGATCTTATTTCAACTCTTCTAACTAACCAATTCCCCCAGATCAATGTAATTAGTGTTACTTCAGATCCTGACCCTAGTCAAAACTATGTAAATATCCAAATAGCATATAGTTTTCAAAGTCAAGTGGAGGTACTTAATGCTAGTATATAATTAAAATGGCTATTAAAAGAAATTTAACATACTTAAATAAAGACTTTACTGAGTTTAGGAGTAGTTTAATTAACTATTCTCAAACTTATTTTCCTACTACTTATAATGACTTTAGCCCATCATCCCCCGGTATGATGTTAATTGAAATGGCTTCGTATGTGGGTGATGTAATGTCTTTTTACTTAGATAATCAATATCAAGAAACTTTTTTACAATATGCTCGCCAAGCAAATAATGTATTTGATTTAGCTTATATGTTTGGATATAAACCTAAAGTAACAGGTGTGGCAATGGCTGATATTGATTTTTTTCAAAGAGTACCAGCCTCAGGTAGTACTTTTGCTCCTGATTTTAGATATGCCTTAATAGTATCCGCTAATTCTTCTATTCAATCTAGCCTAAATAATAATACAAGTTTTTTAGTAGAAGATCCCGTAGATTTTACAGTTTCCTCTTCGGGTGATCCAACTGAGATTACAATATATGCTACTGCGGCTGGTAATCCCTCAGAATATCTTTTAAAGAAACCCCGTAAAGCTATCTCAGCAACAGTCAATACTACAACTTTTACATTTACTACTCCTCAAGAGTTTGCTACCGTAAATCTTATAGATAACGATATTATAGGTATTTTAGATATAGTAGATTCGGATGGTAATGAATGGTATGAAGTAGATTATTTAGCTCAGGAAATGATCTATAAATCTATTAAAAATGCTAACCCAAATGATCCTAATTATTATACAGATGGCTCAAATACTCCATTCTTACTTCAATTAGAACAAGTTCAAAGAAGATTTGTAACCCGTGTTATAAATGAAACTACTACCCAATTACAATTTGGTGCAGGTACAACAGCTGATACAGACGAAGAAATTGTACCTAATTCAAATAATGTAGGTTTAGGTTTACCATTTGAAAAAGATAAGTTAACAGCCGCATATTCACCAACAAACTTTATATTTAATAACACTTATGGTATTGCCCCTTCAAGTACTACTTTAACTGTAAGATATCTAACGGGTGGTGGAATTAGTGCTAATGTTCAAGCTAATACTTTAACAACATTTAATGGTACTTTAAACTTTACCACCTATAATCTATCAGGGGCTCAACAATACTTTGATTCATTTGCAGTAAACAATCCTAGAGCAGCTTCAGGGGGTCAGGATGGAGATACATTAGAGGAAATAAGACAAAATGCTTCCTCAAATTTTGCTACCCAGCTCCGTAACGTAACCCAAGATGATTATTTAGTTAGAGCGTTAGCTATGCCCCCAAAATTCGGAGTTGTTTCTAAAGCCTACATTGAACCTACTAAAGTACAGAATGTAGGACAAGGTGAAATAAATACTACTTTAGATTTATATGTTCTTTCTTCAAATAATTTAAATCAGTTAACTACGGGTTCAGCAGCTTTAAAACAGAATCTATCTACTTATTTATCTCAATATAGAATTATAGGGGATACAATTGGTATTAAAGATGCTTTTATTGTAAATATTGGGGTTGAGTTTGATATTATTACTTTACCTGAATATGTTAATAATGAAGTGTTAACTAACTGTATTTCGGAGCTACAAGCATACTTTGCAATTAGTGAATGGCAAATAAATGAACCTATTATTTTAAGAGAATTATATATATTACTTGATAGAATAGAGGGGGTTCAAACAGTTAAAAACATAACTATTTTAAATAAAGCAGGTATTGGTAATGGTTATTCTCAATTTGCCTACGATGTTCAAGGAGCTAATATAGGAGAAGTAATTTACCCCTCAATTGATCCTATGATCTTTGAAGTAAAATACCCTCAAAGTGATATTCGTGGTAGGGTAGTACCTTTATAATTAAAAAACCATGGCAGTATACAAAATCTTCCCTACCCAAGACGCAACAATCTATTCAGCTTATCCTAATCAAAATACAGGATTAGATGAGATACTAGACGCGTCTACAAACTTTTTAACAGGTAGTGTTCAAACAAATGGTGACTTACCTCAAACCTCTCGTTTTTTAATCCAGTTTGATGATAGTGATATAGCTTATGTTACTCAAAGTTTAATTAAAAACAAACCATGGGATGCTTATTTAAAAGTATTTGTAGCTAATTCTACTTATTTACAAACAAACACTACAATATTAGCTAATGCTGTATCTGGTTCTTGGAATATGGGAACTGGTAAATACATGGATAGTCCTGAGGTACAAAATGGTGTTTCGTGGGTTTGGAAAACCTATTCAGGGAGTAATGCCTGGTTAACATCTAGTTATGCTTCAGGCTCTACAGGTTCTTATAGCCCTAATAATACACCAGGTGGTGGGGTTTGGTGGATCGCTGATTCTGCTTCTCAAACCTTTTCTTATAGATCTGATCTTGATTTAAATTTTGATGTTACAGAGATAGTAGAATATTGGACAGGGAGTAATCCGGTTTGGAATAATAATGGATTTATTGTTAGGCAATCTTCCTCTCAAGAATTTATTAATAATATTAATCAGCAAATCACCTTAAAGTACTTTTCGGTAGATACTCACACTATTTATCCTCCATGTCTAGAATTTAAATGGAAAGACTTTAGTTTTAGCACTGGTTCTTTAACTCAAATCACAGGATCAAACCCATATGTTTCTTTAGCTAATAATCCCGGATTTTTCTATAGTGAAAGTATTCAAAGATTTAGATTAAATGTTCGTCCTGAGTTTCCTGCTCGTTCATTTCAAACATCTTCCATCTACACAGCAAATTATTTCCTACCTTCAGGCTCTTCATATTGGGCTATTAAAGATTTAGATACAAATGAATATATAGTAGATTTTGATCCAATTTATACTTTAATTAGTACAGATGTCTCAGGTAGTTTTTTTGATGTTCATATGAATGGGCTTCAACCTGAAAGATATTATCAGATACTCATCCAAAGCACCATATCAGGAAATACTATAGTGTTTGATGATGATTATTATTTTAAAGTTATTAATGGATAATGGATCAACAGGTTAATTTAAATAAACAAGTATTTGAAAAGAGACAGTATGATAAAACTATTGATACTGCCTTTACACAATTGGTACAACCAGTTGTAACAGGGTCTGCAGTGGCACCTGCTATTTCTGTAGCAGAATTTTTTACAAATTACCAAACTTTATTTTTTGAAATACCTAAGTTTGGAGATGTAAACTCTCATGAGTACCTTATTAAAACTAGTCAAGAATATGCTGGTGATTTTAACAATGACGAAACAATTCAAGCGTTAATTGAAGAAATTACTCAATTAAGACAAGAGAATTTAGATTTACAACAACAATTATTAGGTTCAATCACCCCCATTAATTAATGGCTAAAACAGTAACATTAAACTCTATAGATCTAATTTTGTTTGGATACTAAGAATATTAATAATATACAAATATGAGCGAATTAGTAAATATAACTCAAGTTAATGCTGTAGATTTTACCTATCAGGATTATTCATTACAAGATGAAACACTAATTTCTTCATTTGATGTTAGTTCTAGTTTTAAACAAAACGAGGATGTTGTTGAATTTTTCTTATATGACTATAACTCTAATATTGTATTTTTAGATTACAATTTTACAGACTATAGGGTAATAAACAATATTCTTACAATTT